CAGCATTCCTATGTTATGGGGTCATCCCCCCTCCAGGCCGTTCTAGGCCTAGGGCAAAATTCAGCCCAAAGTGTAGATGGATATCCGCTTGTAACCCTCAGAACCCGGCAGCGTCCATTCAGGACGTCCATCGGGCGCAAACTTGGTAGGTGTCAGCTCTTCCAATGAACCAGATGAACGGTTGCATGGCAGCTTTACACTATACCAGTCAGGTTGCACACGACCAGTTGCATAGATCGTGTAGAGAGGGGAGACCCAATCGCCAGGGAAGCGCGTTCTAACGCGCCGACCTATATCGACGAAAGAGTCAAAGCGGTAACCACTGTATCCTTTCCTCAGCTCAGCCCTTTTATGTTGTTTTACAAAGGTACCAAGCAGATGACCGTCACCGTAACCGTCAGGACCAAACAGTCGTAGATGCTCAGGAATTATTCTGAGAACTCGTTCTGCCCAATCTAGGCGGCCTCTTCGGTAAAAGCCATTGTGGAGGACAAACAGTGAACGACCGTCTATCTGATGCCTTAGATAGACAGGACGTATATCCATACCTAAGTAGTAATCAGCGCCACAGCTTTCACGGAAGGGACCGTCGCAAAACGATTTTCCGGTGTTAACCGTAAAACCGCAAAATTGCAAGGCCCTAACGACGTCATCATATGCCCAAGACGGGCAAATAATGTCGTCTCCGTAAATACCCACCACGCCATCCTGGCTCAATAAAGCAGCTTTGGTGACGCACCAGAAAAGCAGTGTCTCGAGAGGGAAGGTAAAACCATTTCCCATACTCGAGAACTTCTGGAGGTGGATAACACTGCCATCTGGTAAGATGGCAGAGCAGCTCCGACTGGCTGCAAGTAAAGCAAACCAGTCGTCATCAAGTACGAGTTTGACAAACTCGTATGAGATGGTGTCGCTAGCACTACTGAGGTCGATCGTGCAGAGCTCGTTTGAAAGTGAGCCCTGTTGCGCCAGACGCTGATTTCTTGTCTGGTCACGGATATCGACCCCAAACAGCCGCAATCTTCTCGCCATATACTCGCCAATCCCTTTCTGAAGCAATCCGTTCAGATTGGGCTCAACGAGCACAGAGCGATGAGTTAAGGCTGTTTTAGGTACGAACCCCAACTTGGCGTGGTGAACTGCCACGTCTGTTGGAAATCTTACATTCAGCTCGCACCCCTCCTTAATATCGTCATCCTCAAGAGCGATAGCCCAATGAGGTAGACTCTCAAGTAAGGGAGCGAGGAAGTCTGAGTGAAAGAGGTTCGGACTACACTGGATGCCAGATGCGAATTTATGACACGCACAGGCATTATTTCTTTTTACCGCTGTTGTGGCACCAGGTCCAAACGTGAGGGTTAGCTCCGATATATCAGGAGCAGGTCCAAGCACTCTTCTCACTTGTCTACGGACAGACTCGACGAGTCTGACTCCGAAGGGCAGGGGGCAGTAGCCCGGGTTGCCATGGAATGTGCGGAAGAACCAATTACTTTTCTCACATTCAGATTCACTCTGCAGGAATTTCTGAAGGCAGGCATCAGTTTTATTAACGCCTACCGGAAGAAAGTCTAGCTTTTGGAACAAAGCTAGCGACTGGCGACACGCAATGAGCTGGTTAACATCCCAGTCCATGTTGTAGTCAATCGTAAACCTGCAGATGGCAGCCCAATCTCTTTGACTGATGAGGTCTGAGATTCGGGCGCCAACATCACCGCCCTCTCGGGCGATGTGCGTTCCAAGGTCCGTCAAAAAATCGAGGGCCTTAGGGGTAGGGATTTCTTTATCCCAGGCACTTATCATAACATTCCTTTCAGGAAAGTGTGCCTAATTCATCCAGGACCGCATAGATCATATATAAGATCGCAGCGATCCGAGCCAGCTCAACTGTCAGACGCAGTAGCATCTGACAGTGAGTACAACCAGAGGCCATTCAAGACGGCATGATTGATTGGTCGATGAGCTCCGGTACAGCACCGGACGTCACAGGCGCAACGCTGGTACTGATGTTGCCAGCGATATTAAGCGTAAGTTGACGAACCAAACGCCTTTCGGCGATGGTAGCTCGCGGATGAAAGTACCCCGTAACAACGACGGTGTTCTCATAGGCGACCTTTGGGGCCGCCGTGTAACCCGCCGAGTTTTGCCCGTTGATCGATTCCATAACAGGAACCGTAACAGTCAGGGTAACCTGTTCCACACCAGACTTTACTTTCCGCTCCTTGACAGAGCAGCGAACCTGCGCTGCAAGGGGGACGGTCGACAAAGACTCACGGTAATCAGCCGTGATACCCGCGTCGTTCGGCAGGGGGGTGACCCCCATCGGGACGAGAGTGTGTGAAATGGGCATAGGCATTGCGCCATCGAAGGCGATGATATTCGCTTGAGCGGACATCTGTATCTCACTATAAGTGGGTGAAAGGTGACAGTCAGCGGATTTTTTGCCGCGTACTATCGATGAGGTTGCTTAAAAGCGCTGCGCCGTTCTCTAAGTGAGCTAGTGAAAAGGCCTTTGCTAGAGCCTTGAAACTAGGTTTAGGTACGCTGACAGGTCCAAAAGTTCGGACTAAGCTCACGTTTAAAGTGTGCTGCTTGCCAGATAACCACTTCAGGAATCCGCTTTCCGCGTTCATATTATCAGCATCAAAGGAACTTCGCTGAAATTGTGTGCGCAGAGAATTAATACTAAGCGGACCAAAGAAGCTCAGAGTTGAAAGGTAGGTCCCAATCGGGACGAACCAATCTACGACGAAAGAGTACGGAACCTTCTCCCATACAACGGAAAGTGGGTCCGCAAGACCCAAACTCCGTGTAGCTGACAGGTTTTCACGAAAAATGACCTTGTGTTTAATCAAACACATCTGGTCAATCGTGTAGCCTGGTAGTGCAGTAGCAGGTTTTTTGTTTCTTGCCCGCTTTGTGCAAGAGAAGACCACCTTGCGGTTAGACATAGAAGAGCCATGTAATTTCTCCATGGCCTTCATCATCTCATAAATGTCACTGATGAGGGGCTTCCACCCATATTGTAGGGCGAGCCATGCACCAGCAACATCCGACCGTTTTAGAGCTTGCTCGGCAGCTAACCGAGCTTGCTGCTGTTGGTGTTTTCCGAATCGAGATCCGGTTGCACCAACCGATCGCGCAAGCCGTCTGATAGCTGAACTGACATTACCACGACGCAGGTAGACGAGCGCCGAAAGAACGTCGCGGGAAGTGCCTATGACCATTTTAAGGGTCTCAGGTAACTCCGCGGCGAATACTCCGGCGTTGAAGTCATGACCACGTATGTTGGTGCCAATTTCAGCTAGAGCAGCCAACTCTAGGTTGGGATCCAGCGCAAGGAGCGGCGGAGGAAACTCCGCTAGCATGTTTGTCCACCAGGTACGACCCGCGAACACCCACTCTCGAGGCCCTTCAGGTGTGGGTTGAAATTCCCACATCTCGGGTTTTTGATTGCGGCGTGACGTCAGTGTCATACTATAAGGGTTCTCATTTTTCTTTAAAGGATCGTTTGCGCCAGACCAGTTTTTGGTCCAGCTCATTTGATCATCGATAAAGACATTGATACTACCTGTGGTCATAATGGCTCCTTAAGCAAAAGCTAGCCGTTTGCGGCAGCTAACATAGAGACGTGCACCTCCAGGGTTTCCAAGCTAGCCATTTACGGCAGCTGGGTTTCTTT